AAAATTGAAAAAAAAAAACTATAAAAACTCTATTTATTTTTATAATATTAAAAAAGCAATTAATACTACAATGATTAATTTTCCTGATATACCGGAGGCCGTCAAGATCATGATAATTAAATACCTCATCCGTCGTACCGCAAACACTTTGGCAAACAGACGTCGTGCTCTTCCGCGTCAGTTTGCGGTAAGCCCGTGGGATGCGGGGAAGTATGCCACCTTTGTACGGGCGGTAGAGAGGTGGATCGACAGAATTCGGTGCGACCGATCTGATGGACTTGTTGTTGTTCAAGGTGAGTGGTTGCACAACATAATATATATAGCTGTACATCAATGAGTAGAAATGAGTGCACAAAATTTTATTTATTATCTTATATTATTTTATTAAATCGTTTTTTTATTTGTTTTAAAAATTGATTGTATTTTTATTTATATTTAAAGTATATTTAACTATAACTATAAATTAACAATGAGTTTTACATCAACATTTAAACAAGTAGCAAAAAAAATGGAATATAAGAGTTATACATGGAATGGAGATATAAATTATAAAAAGATGGGAGGAGATATCCAATCTTATTTTTTAGAACTTGATCAGAAAGCAGTAAGAAAGACTAATATATCTGTTCAACTTGAAAATTTAATTACAAAAATTGATACAATTGAGGATAATGTTAGCAGAGCTACAACTTATACTATATTATTTCGATGGCTATTTTATATTAGAGCTATTCGTGGATTAGGAAAGGGAGAAAGAAAGATTTTTTATGATAGTATTCTTGTAGTATATAAAAAGTTTCCACAAACAGTTGTAGACATATTTCCACTTATTGGAGATAAAGGTTGTTATAAGGATTTTAATACATTATTTACTATGAGTGAAGATAAAACTTTTAAAACAAATATTCTTACATTTATTTTTAGTGAGTTAGATAAAGATATTATTAAAGTTATGAAAAAGTCATATAAAGATCTAGATATTCCAGAATTAAAATCTATTCGTGATACTTTTGATAAAATGGAAGATGATAAAAAAGTAGAATTATTTAAATCATATAATATTTCTCTAATTGCTAAATGGCATACATCAGAAGGCAAGTCTGTTGATAAAAAAGCAGATATTGTTGGACAAATGATCAAACTACTAATTGGTAAGAAGGTAAAAAGAGATTCTAAGCAATATAGATATGAAGCTCAAAAACTTCGGCTTGTAAAATCAATTCTTAATAAAGTAATTGGTGTAGTAGAAACTTATATGTGTAAAGGTGATTTTCATAAAATTGATCATAGAGTTACACCAGCAGGTGCTACATATAAATATAGTAAGGCATTTCTTAATGAAGTAAATGATAAAGTCCTTTCAGAAAAAGATTTTGAAATAGGTAATCGTTCAAATGATCCACGACGTATAGAATGTCGTAAGAATATACTTGAAGCAATTGAAGAAGGAGAATTAAAAGGAGCTACTCTTCAGATTGTAGATATTGGAGATAAAATTTTTAAAGGTTTTAAACAGGGATATAGTGATTATAGTTCTAATTATAAATTACAAAGCATACCATATGTTATCGATATGTCAAAATTATCATCTAGTCAAAGAAAGGTACTTTGTGTGCAATGGACAAAGGCTGTTGATGAAGTTAAAAGAATTATTAGTGAAGCTAGAGAGAAGGCGATAGAAGAGGGTAAACCAATTGAATTAATTGATATGTTTAAAAATATTATTCCAGTAATTGATGTTTCAGGATCAATGGCAGGATATAATGTTATGTCTAAAGCTATAGCATTAGGAATTATGTGTTCTGAGCTTAGTGATATTAAAGATTTAGCAATTACATTTTCAGAAAATCCATCTCCTATTTTTTTAGGTGATTGTATTGATATTGTAGATAAATTTAATAAAATCTTAAATACACCTTGGGGTTATAGTACTGATGCTGATAAAGTATTTAAATTAATTCTTAATATTGCTAATAAAACAGCAAAAGAAACAGGTAAATCTATTAAAGAATTTATTCCAGGAGCAATTGTAATGTTTACAGATGGTCAATTTAACAGTATGTGCCCTAACTTAAATGATATAACTTTTCTTGAAAGATGTCAAAAAGAATTAAAAATTATTTCACCCGATTTAAATATGTATAGAACTATATTTTGGAATCTAAATGGAAGTAGTCCAGGATTTCCAGCAGAAACATATTCTGATAATGTTCAGTTAATATCTGGATATTCACAATCACTATTTAGAATGATTTTAGTAGGTGATTATACTATAGTTGAAAAAGATGGTATTAAAAGTGTAAAGGTTGATCCTTGGGATACATTTATGAAAGCAATTAATGATGAAAGTTTTAATATTATATTAAAAATTTTAGAAAATAGTGATGAAGGTATTCTAAAATTTTATAATAAATAATTTGTTATTTATAAATTTATAAATTCTATTTAAAAAATTATTATATATATATATAATATATAAAAATGAATTTAGAGTGTTATAATTATGCAAATTTAATTGTAAAAAATGAAGTATATAGTTATTTAGGTGGTATATATTTTTATTTTTATTTACTTTTTATTACCAATGTATTCTTTAAATTTTTAGAACTAAAAAATAAACAAATAGTTTTAGTATATACTAAAGATATTACTAGTGTATCAAATAATGATAGTAGTGATGATGATGAATCAAATGATGATGTATCAGAAGATGATGTATCAGATGATGATGTATCAGAAGATGATGTATCAGAAGATGATGTATCAGAAGATGATGTATCAGATGATGATGAATCAGAAGATGATGTATCAGAAGATGATAATGTAAAATATAAATCGGTCAAAGAAGATTTAACAGTTGTTCATAATCAGCAAATCTTAAAATCTAAAATATTAAAAGACATACATAATTCTAAATCACCAAATTTAAAAAAAATAGTAAGTAATCATAATAAAAAATCAGAAATAACAGAAGAATATTCTTTTATTCCTAAAATATTTAAATCTCAATAAGGTTTTTTTTTTATTTTTTATTTTTTATTTTTTATTTTTTTAATATCATTAATATCATTAAAATCATTAAAACTCAAAAATAATGTGTTTTTTATATCAAGTTTTTTACTTAATATATTAGAACATCCTAATGAAAAAATAATAGCCCCAGAACCAAATTTATTATTATATTTTTCACATTGTTTTTTAATAGATTTTTTAATTAAATATGTATTAGCTCCATAAAAATTTTTGGCATCAATCCAATTAATTTTTACATTATTAATATATAAATCATCTAATAATAAAAAATCTGGTGTTATAATAGGTCTTCCATATTTTTTAGTTTGTTCTTTTGTTAATTGTTCTTGAGTTTTATATTTTAATTTATATATATTATCTATAGTATATTCTAATTTTTTTTCAAAAGCATCTGCATAATTACGAATTACGTCTTGATCTACTTGATTAAAAATATCATTTTTAATAATATTTTTAATTGATAAAATAAATTTTTGATTAAGTGGAACAGGAAAATTATTTTGTATATATTTTACTTGTTTATTAGATGCTAAATATATTATTAATGATATATTATTTTTAGAAAAACTATAATATTGTAATATATATTTTAATATTTTAATTGGTGAAAAATCTAATTTTTTACTAATAGCTAATATATTTTTATCTTTAATATATTCTTTAATAATTTGATTTTTTGCGTCTTTCATTTTTGAAGAATTTATTAGTTCTCTTTCATTCATGTAAGCAGATCTAATTGAACGAATTATAGCATTACTTGGAATTATATTATATTTTTTTTCTTGTGTCTTTAAATAATTCTTAATTCTTACTAAATCTTTACTTTCTAATTTTCCATAATTACCTTTTATTATTAATAATTTAGCTAATTTTTTTTCTAATTTATATGAAAATAGATTAAATTTAATATTTATTCTCATTAATAATAATATAACATATTATTTATTTTTACAATATTTAATATCATAAGGTAATGGTATATCATTTTCTTCATTTTCACATAACTTTCTATTTTTTTCTGAATCATATTTATATTTTTTACAATATTGTTCATTATCAACACAATCTTTATATGTTCCAAATAAATGATCAGCTCCAGGTAAAACAATATTATAATTTGTTTTTTTATCACCTTTATTAAAGTGATGAATCATATGATATTTTTGTAAATATTTATATATTTTTGTAAATATTTATATATTTTTGTATTTTCATATTTATGATATTTTGGATGTAATGTATTCCATAATATATCTTATGATATACATATAAATATAATTATTATATATATAATTATATTTTCATTAAATGTATATTTAATATTTAATATTTTTATAAATATATAAAATAATGTAAATAGTATAAAAGGTAATAAAATATTATTAGTATGACTCCAAAACATACCATTATCTGCTTTATATATATTACCATTTATATTTACAAGCTTGTGATGATCAATATATGAATTTCTATGATTAGATTTTAATACTATATTATATATATAATCATATATTTTTATTATAATATTATTACTACCTTTATGTATCATATTTTTATGTATATACCATTCAAAATAAGTTATTATTATATATAAAATTTATATAGTTTTTATTATTTTTTTAATATATATATATATATTAAAAAAAAATTGAAATAAAAAATTAATGAATATACTTTTATTAGTTAAATATAAAACACACATAAACATAACACACAATGTTAGGCAGAAAAACGAAGGATCATGGAGAAAGAAAGGAACGGAGAATGAGAAAGGGGGAACCTAACAAGGTCGACCGGACTGAAAAGAGAAGAGTAATGAGAAAAAAGAATATAGTAAAAGACAATAAAAAAGAGAATATAAAGAAAATGAGAAGGAATGGCAAAATGACCACACAAGACTGTAAAATGTAATTACTATATGTCTGGTTATGAAAACTAAATTTTTAGTTGTAAATTTTTTTATAATAAACTGTTCAATAAACTGTATAATAAACAAGTATAATAATAAATTAATTTTTATCCACTACAACTTATACATTCTTTACTAGTATCTACTGTAATTTGTAAAGCATTTGCTGCAGGTTTAGTTCTAAGATAATATATACCAGTTTTTAATCCATTTTTCCAAGCATAAAAATGACTAGATTGTAATTTATTTATATTTGGCTTAGCCATAAATATATTCATACTTTGACTTTGATCTACAAATGGTCCTCTTGAAATAGCTTGATCTACAATGCTTTTTTGTGGAATTTCCCAAACAATTTTATATAATTTTTTTAAATCATTTGGTATTTCATCAATATTTGCAATAGATCCTTGATTATTAATTATTTTATTTTTTAATTCTTTATTCCATATATTTAATTCAATTAAATCTAAAATTAATTCTTTATTTATAATATAATATTCTCCAGCCTGTGTTTTTCTAGTATAAATATTACTTGTATATGCTTCAAAACATTCATTATTACCTAAAATTTGTGAGGTGCTTGCGGTTGGCATTAATGCTGTTAATAAACTATTTCTACATCCATACTTTATTAAATTACTTTTTAATTCATCCCAATCCCATCTACTGGATGGTTTTACATTCCACATATCAAATTGTAATATTCCTTTACTAAATGGTGAGCCAATAAATGTAGAATAAGATCCTTGATTAGTATATCTATTTATATCTTGTTCAAAATTATTATTATTATCATCTATTTTATATAATAATTTATCATATAATTGTTTATATTCATCACTCTCTTTATTATAATTATGTAATTTAATAATTAATTCTTCTCTATCTTTTGCTAGTTGAATTGATTTAGTTAAAGAGGCAAAATAAATAGTTTCCATTATTTGCTTATTCAAATTATTTGCTTCTTCAGAATCAAATGGATATCTCATTTTAATATATGCATCAGCTAATCCTTGAATACCAATACCAATTGGACGATGTTTAAAATTAGATCTTTTTGTTTCTGGTGTTGGATAATGATTTAAATCTATAATTTTATTTAAATTTTCACAAATAACTTGGGTTGTTTTATTTAATTCAAGAAAATCATATATTGGTTTAATATATTTTTTAAATTCATCATATCCGCCAATATATTCATCATCATAATATATTTGTGGCATAGTATCAATAATAGTATCTTCTTCTTCACTAATATTAATATAAAAATTCTTTCTTTTTTCTTCATCATTTAATAGTATTTCTTCATAATCATAATTATTTCTTTTCATTATCATTTTTGCTAATTTACAATATACACAATTGTCTTTACTATATATTTTAAATTTATTATTAAAAGATTTATTTTTAATATAATTATTCACAGCAATAGATGCTAAATTACATACTGCTGTTTCTTTACTATCAGAATATTCACATATTTCAATACATAAATTACTTGATTTTATAATACCAATATTTTGCTGATTTGTTTTATTATTTACATTATCTTTAAAACCAATATATGGTAATCCTGTTTCAACTTGTGATTCTAAAATTTTACTCCACAAGTATCTTGCTTTTACTTGTCTATTATATCTTTTATTTTTAACATATTCATTATATAATTTTTCATATTCGTTTCCAAATTTATTATGTAAATCTGGACATTTATCTGGACACATTAAAAACCAATCATCATTATTCTTTATTGCTTTCATAAAATTGTCAGGAATCCATAAAGCTAAAAATAAATCTCTTGCTTTTTCTTCTTCATTACCTGTATTTTTTCTTAATTCTAGAAAATCAAATACATCTGCATGCCAAGGTTCTAAATATACTGCTATAGATCCAGGGCGCCTACCTCCTTGATTAACATATCTGGCTGTATTATTATATACCTGTAACATTGGAATAATTCCATCAGATTTACCATTTGTTCCTCTGATCTCACTACCTTTAGCTCTAATATTACTAATATGAATACCAATACCACCTGCTGTTTTACTAATTAATGCACAATCAGTTATAGTTTTATAAATACTAACTAATGAATCATCAGATCCTAATAGAAAACAAGAACTTAATTGATTGAATTTAGTTCCACTATTAAATAAAGTAGGAGAAGCATGAATAAATTTTCCATTTGACATTAAATAATATGTTTCAAATGCTTTTTCTAAATTATCTTCATGAATTCCTAAACTAACTCTCATTAACATATGTTGTGGACGTTCTATGATCTTATTATTAATCTTTATTAAATAAGATCTTTCTAATGTTTTTATACCAAAATAAGTGAAGTTATAGTCATTACTATAATCTATAATTTTTTCTATTTCATCTTTATATTTTTCAATAGTAGTAAATAATTTATATGATATTAATGAATTTTGCCTACCATCTTTTGTATTATCATATAATTGTTTAGCGACATTATAAAAATTATCTGATGTTTCCTTATGTAAATTACTAATACAAATTTTAGCAGCTAATTTATTATATAGCGGATGTTTAAAAATATATGAAGCACATAAATTTGACGATAAAGCATCTAACTCCGTTGTTTTTATTCCATTATACATATTACTAATTGTTTCTTTAGCAACAAATACCGGATCAATATATTTTTTATCTTCAGAACTACATAAAGCAGTTAATCTATGAGTAATTTTATCAAATTGAACAGCTTCAGATACTCCATTTCTTTTAATAACTTCCATATTTATTTATTAATACTATATATATATATATATATTTATCTATATATTTTAATAATCAATTTTAATAATCAATTTTCTTAAAAATGTATTATTAAATATAATTTATATATAATTAATACATAATTAATATATAATTAAGTTGATATATACATAATAAATAGATAAATAGATAAATTAAAATTAAAATATCATTCGAACAAATTATTAATTTCCCCAATTTGTTCTTTTTCTTTTTCTTTTTCAAGTAAATTTTTAAAACGATTTATAGATCTTATCATACCATTCTTTGAGGGATTTTGAAAATATGGTATAAATATGTATGTTATTATGTCTTTTACTTTAACAATGGTATCAATGAATGTATTTACCAATATTTTGGTTTGAAATATTGGTAAAACAAATTTTGGTAGAGGTTTTCCAAAATCAATTTGACATAATGATTTTTTTATATTGTATGCTATTGGATATGGGTTTGGATTATCGCAGAAATAATTATATAAATATTTTTCGAAAGTATTACTATCATGTTTTTCATATTGTTTTCCAATCAAACATAATATATCATGATCTAAATCCTGATCAACAAATATTTTTACTAATCGTAATTTGTCATATGCGTGATCGAGACCCATGAAGTAATCGAGATCCCTGAAGTGAGCGATTTGTTCTTTTGTATATGGATTACGTAATATGGCTTTGATGTCATCGGATATAATTACATCAGTCCTACCAATTTTAAAATTATAATATGGTATATCTTCTATAACTTGTGAGGAATCGAGTAATTCGGAATAAGTTTTGCCCCAATGACTTCCATTAAAATCTCGATGTTTCTGCCAGAATCCATTAGGATATTCCTTCCAATCAGAATCACGCCGATTAATGGAAGAAAAAAAATGTTTGTTGATTTGTTTATCTACGATTCTAAGTACAACTGACAATTGAAATATGTCAAACCATCTATTAAGAGTGAATGCGTTCTCTGAACTCAATTTCATTTCTTTCTCTTTTTTTTTTGTGTTTTGCATCTTTCGTTCTTTTAATATGTTATATTATTAAAGGTTGTGAATGTAGTTAATGTAATTAATATAAATAATGTAACTAATATAAATAATATAATTCAATTTTTTTTTTTAATAATAAAAAATAATATAATAATATAATAAAAAATAATACAATAATATAATAAAA